CCGGCTCCCGGTAGTGTGTTTGTTTCCTCTGTGATCGTTTGATCGGGATCGATCTCAAACCCTTCTGCGGTCCCGATGTAAGAAACCGCATGATAGGTAGCGAAGGTTTGCCGATGCGGAGCGGTAGGGTCGGCCTCGGTGACGGCAGGTTTAAGAAAGCGCCGCCCTTGGTTGCCATCGCGGGATTGGCTATCCCGAGACTGAGACTGATTTTGACGCGACTGATCACGCTGGCGCCGATAGGCGTCGGACATAGCAGTTCTCCAACTTGAGTGTTGTTAGAAGCGGCCCCAGCGAGGATCGATCGTGCTGGTCACTGGAGAGGACGTTTTGAACGTCGCGCTGTGATAAATTCTCGCTCGGTCTTGCGAGATCGGATCGTCGCGCACAAAATCCAATACGTTGTATTGCTCTTCGGCCAGGTCGGGATCCGGCGCCCAACCGATCAACGAATTAAACAGCGCCATGATCGCCGGTCGGATGTCACCTGACGCCGCTTCGCCGAGCGTGTCGGCCGCGTTCGAAACGCAAACAAGAATGGTATAGTATTCAACCCAGATCTGGGTTGGCGGCCCCAGCGCACCAGGCTCAGCTGCCTCGCCGTAATCTCGCCCGACATAAGCCGCCGGCAGCGGAAGCCGAGTTGCCTCGACCTCCGGATTAAAGGTAGTGATACCCGCGACGTTGCCATTAAAGAATGGCGCGGTTTGCTTTAAACGATCGATGATCGCCTGCTCGTTGATGATCACGACGTGCTCTGCTTGATCGCCAGCTGAATCGCCGCTTCGACCTTCTGGACAAATTCAACCCGGTGCCGCATCGCCGCCGGCACCAGAAATGGCCGCTCCACGATCCGCCGGGTGCCGCTCTCGAGCATGAATGCGTAGCGATCTTTCAGGTTGCTACTGACGACATAGGCTCGCATGCCATTTCGGTTTGGCTTTGCCAGCTTGGTTCTCAGCGACGCGATCAAAGCGCCGGTCACTCTGGCTGGCGGCTGACGTTTTTGCGATCGCGGCGGCGCCTGCCTGCTAATGGTCGAAATCGTGTCGGTTCTGATAGTGTCGGCGACATCCTTCATCGCCTCGCGGATCGGCCCAGCAACGAGATCCACCAGATTGGCGACGCGAAGGATGCCCCGCTCAACGTCGGAAGTATCTATTTGAAACGCCGTCACTTTCTATTTCCTCACAGAACAGCTGACGGAACCTAATGTCGGCAGGACCGATCAAACGCTGTCGGCTGACCCGCAAGCGGCGCCCCTGATAAATGACGTACTCGGCATCGTTGACGCCGGTTTCTTCGCTAACCGTCACCAGATGCGTGACACCTTCTTCGACCTGTTCAGTGCCCAAATGCATCGAGCCAAGCTCGACCACTTTGGCGACGACAGTCGCAAAGGTCGTGTAGGTTTCGGTTAGACCGCCAGTAGCGGATGGCGCATCGACGCGGGTCTGAAGCTCGACCATCTCACCGACGCGAGCGAACATTCGATCCTTGATCGACATCACATAAATCGCAGGACGTAAGCTTCGAGCACTGCGTAGGCTTCTGCCGGGATTGCCGTTGACGACAAACCTCCGCTAGTCTCTGAACTCCAATAACTCTCAGCGACGACATCGGGTATCGTCTGCGACCGCAACATCGGATCGCGACCGACATTGCTGTAGCGCGCAGTGACCGATTTCAACGCCGCGGCCTGCAAATCAGCCGGAATCTTGCCCGCGTCGTACCCGGCGTCGTAATCCACTACGATCGGATTGCCGCCCCACGCTCCAATGCCGCCAGCATCGAGCCGGTAGATCCGGCCCATCTGCTCATCGACTTCCCACTGGTCGGGCATCAATACAATGTTGCCTTCGGTGATGACGACAACCGGCACACCGTCATCGACCGCGATCGGCCGTTGCCGCAGTACCAGTGGTGTGCCGCAACACAACCCAGTCGAATAGGTCGAGCGAATCTGGTCCCGATAACCCTGACGCACAAAAATGCGATCGCAGTAGGTGTTGATCGCTTGGCTGATCTGCTCGATGTTCGCCTGTATCTGCGCGTCTTTCGACGTATCGGCAGGAGATATCTTAAGCTCAGCCTTAACCTGATCGAGATCGACCAGCGCCAGGCTCGCAGCCGGCGTCACGCAGCGATGAATCGCATAGCCGGTCATCGCGCAATCCGTTTGAGTACCGGGTACAGATCGCACTGCACGATCGTCCCGTCGCCGTTGACCAGGCTTTGCAGTCCGTCACTGGTGATCGTTGCTTCGACCAAGCCAGGCGCCGGCAAGCCAGGATTGCCCTTCGGGCCTGGCTCACCGCGCTCGCCGCGCTGACCTGGCTTGCCTTGGCGTGCCAACAATTGCCAGCCGGTGCCGGGGAGCGGCCCAGGATTGTCACGACTGGCAACGAACGTCGCGCCTTCGGACGCCACAACGTCGAGGGCTTGGTAGGTTTTCCCGCGATCCCAAGTTCCGCAAATCGTCAGCCCACGGCCGTCGACGCCGTTCCGGCCCGGCCAGGCGAGGCAGACCCAATCTTCGTGCGGCGGTTCGCGCCCGGTATCGCGTTGCGCCTGCCAGGTGCCGCCGAGATGCGTGACAACATCAGCGGTGTAGAAAACCCCCTCACTCCACACCGAGACGATCGGCAGAAGACCAGGCGCGCCGTCAGCACCATCGCGACCTGGCGGGCCCGCGGGACCGGCAACGCTTTCACCTGGCGGGCCGGGCTCACCTGGCGGTCCTACGATGCTTGTACCGTCGCGACCAGGCGGGCCAGGCGGGCCGATTTCGCCGGGCTCTCCGCGTTCTGGCGGCGGTAGTTTTGCGACCGCTTCATCGATCAGCTGCCGCACCAACCCTTCATCTGGCGGCGGCCCAGGCGGCCCAGCGATACTCTCGCCGGGCGGGCCTTGCTCGCCCTTCGCGCCTGGCGCGCCCTGCGCCGGCACTGGCAACCTCGCCACTTCGTCGGCAACGAGCTCACGCAGAAATTCAGGATTCGGCGGCGGCCCAGGCGGGCCCATAATCGTCGCGCCATCTCGACCGGGCGGCCCCATTTCGCCGGGCTCTCCGCGCTCTGGCGGCGGTAGTTCTTTGACCGCTTTCACCACCATCAGCCGCACTACAGCCTCGTCTGGCGGCGGTCCTGGCGGGCCTACATCGCCGCGATCACCTTGCGGCCCCGGCTCGCCGCGCTCTGGCGCCGGTAACCTCGCCACCTCCTCGACAACCATTTGCCGCAAAACCGCCTCATCTGCGGCCGGGCCGGGTGGGCCAATGTCACCGTCTCGCACTGTCGCCATTTTGGCAGTGATGATCTCGACCAGATGCTTCTCAGCTTGGATCGCGCGAAGCTCCATCTCGGCCGCCCGCGCGCGGAGCCCCTCCATCTGCCCGCGGAGCTCCGATTCCAACGCGGTTATTTTGAGTGTCGCTTCGCGTTCGATCCTAGCTGAGACAGCTGCGAACTCGTCGGCGAAGATCTCAAGCTGCGCGAGCGTGACGGACATTCGCTGCGTGGATAAGGGATCGGACGACGTTGGCGTCAATGATGTCGTCACCGGCAATATCCTCGCCTTTTGGTGGAGCCGGCGGCGGCGCGGCTGGCGCTGGCGGCGCGGCGGGTGCCGGCGGCTTCTGTAATTGCTTCGGAGACGGCGGTTGGAGTTCCGAACCGTACGAGAGTGGGACAACTTGCATTTGAACTCGAGGTTCTTTGCCAACCCCACCGGCTACTCGCGGCAGATCTTCTTCCGCCCGCGCCTCGTCGGGTGAGTAGATCCCCGAAATGACACCGCGCGCTAAACCCTCGATCCGTTCTTTGTATGCCGACCGCAACAAAGTTTTTGTGTCGAGCTCGCAGTACTCGTAAGGCACGCCGCGCAACCCAAACAACTGACCGTACGCCTCTTCGATATGATTGACCGCAAAACCCAACCCGGTGGCGATCCATGCTTGCATCAGCGCTTCGGTACTAGCGAAATTCGCTTGACCCATACCCATGATTTCGAGCGGCATGCGGTACGCTAGAGCGACATGCTGGTTGCTGTAATTGAGCATCTCCGCAAGCTGACCATCTTGCGGTGAAATCGTGACCTGTTTCGCTTTCAAACCCCAGGCGGCGATCGGTGTGCGACCGACATTCTCGCCGGTCGTCATCTCTTCCCACCAAGCCCGCAGATCTTTTAGCTGTTCGTATTTAATTTCTTTATCTGACTCGAGGATGAAACTCGGCCGAGCCTGATTTAAGTAGAATTGCACTTGTTGCGAAATCGCCGCCCCAGACATCGCCAGATCTAGCGCTGCCGCCAGGATCGGTGACTCGCCCCTCAACGGATGCCTGGGCGTATGAAGGCGCGCGTGCAACACATCGCGGGCCGGCACCGGAAACGACAGATCGATCCGCCGCTCGAGGATCTCGTTGCCACTCAGGCTATAGAAGATGCTGCCGTCTTCGGCGATGTGCGGTTTGCCTTCCCGCATCAAATGCTGTTCGGATATCTCGCCACGCTGATTACGCAACACCAGCGCGAAGCTTTCGCCGCGCTCGTATAGTCGCCGTGTCAGGTTGAGATGAAAATCCGAAATGGATTGATAATCGTTCGGGCGTCGCAGAATGCGAGCCAGCGCCGAGTTCTCAACGCGCTCACGCCCGCCATTATCCAAACGTCGCCAATGATCGCCTGGACACATCGCAATTGTTTGCGAATAGGCGCTAACGCAAGCTTCGACCATCGCGCTAGGGCCGCCGTATGGCTGCACGTTGTACCCGGACTGCCACCAGTTCATCAGACTGCCGGCCTTTGAGCCTAGCCAGCCATCCGACAGCATGTAAGGAGGCGGGCGGTACTGCCCCTCAACCGCCCGCCCCTTCCCCCACGGCAGGATCTTGCTTAACCAGTTCGCCATTTAGCGAGTCTGGTAACCCGTCTGTTGCGCGCCGGCACGCACGTCACGCTGTCGAGTGGTGCGCTCCGTACCCTCACGCGCATTGCCGCCAGCCAGAGCGCCCTCTTTCAAATCGTCGGCCTCCTCCTGCGTCGGAGTTGGGGTTTCCGGCGCCGACATCGCCTCAACCTTCTCCTTGTTGGCGGCTTCGTGTGCCTCGCGCTCCTCTTGTCGCCGTTCGACTTCGGTTTGCGGCGTTGCAGTGCTGCGACGTGCCGGCTGCACAGGCTCTTGTCTGCTTTCCATGACCTACTCCGTTGCTCGAGTTGATGCTGCCCGCGCAGCCGGGACAGCGACGGCATTCGACGGCGGCGCAGTCGTGCTACCGGCGCTATTGGTCGCGGTCACAACACACGTCAGGCTGTGCCCAGCGTCACCAGCGACGATCGTGTAGTCGCTGGCACCTGAGCCAACATCGACCGTGTCGTCCTGCTTCCACTGGTACGAATAGCTATCGGGCGTTCCCGTCCAGTTCCCCATAGTGCAGGACAGCGTCGAGCCGACGCTGGGATCGCCGATAACCGCCGGCACGTCCACATTGGTCGGCGCTTCGACCGGCGCCGGCTCTTCCGGTTCCGCCAGGCCGATCGCTTGTTCCTTCAGATTGTCGGCATGATCCTGGCTCGGCTCCGGTGCCGGCGGGCCGCTACTTTGCTGTTCGGCTTCCGCCCGCTCCGTTGTGTGCCGCGGCACAGTGCGTTCCGATCGTGCGCTTTCCAATTAATCCTCCCTAACAGGACGAGCTTCAATCTTGGGGCCAGGCGCATCGAGATTTATCGCCACGGCAAACTGCCGTCGTTCCGCTTGTGGAACCGGCCAAAGTCGAGATCCCGATCGCACCCGCAAATAATCAAAGGCTTTTAGGTAATCGCCCAGCGGGGCCAGAACGACAGCTGTACCAGGCACCACTGGCACAACAATCTCGCCGCCAGTGTGATTAAACAAATCATTGTAGTCAACGCCATCGGTACTAATCTGAAAAGACAGATTTGCACTTGTCCAAACCAGCGGCATAGTTATCCGCATGATTGTGCCGCCGCTGCAATCGAGGCCGCTCGACAATGATTCGCCAGCCTCGATAATCGGTCCTAATCGAACCTCCAGCGACATTGTACTACTCCAGTCTAGAGGTAGGAAGCGGAGCCGAAACCCCGCTCCCCGGCGGCACCAAACCTATTTTTAACTAGAGCCCTATTTCTTTATGGGCCCCAGTTCACGCCGGTCATAAATTGTACCATACCTGTTCGGCGCATCGCCCAGGTCACATCCGCCAGCATACGAATGGCGAACTGGGCTGTCTGGAACATGCTTTGTACCGGCGCAGCAACAGTATTCGGAGTACCAGTCGCACTAATATTTAGTGGGGCCGTGTCCTCCATATGGATTGTCGCCTGCTCGGATACATCGAACTCAGCCGCGCCGGAAACACTAACAAAATCCGCAGTATCAACCATGTATACCTTACCGGCAGCAATGCTTGTGCTCTCGATAACGGTAAAGCGATTGGTGAACTGCGTTGTCCAACCAAACTGTACGCCGGTCGGTCCAGGGGCGAAGTCCAACTGTTGCCCTTGGGCAGGGTTCATCAACAACGCGAGCTTCCTGCCAGCATTCACGGCATAAAACGGTGCCGTCAATGCGCCCAAATCCGCCAGGATCGCTGCGTACCCCTTCGCCGTAGAAGCGGTGAGCGGCGTCACGCCAGCGGTCAGACCGGCCGGGCGAGTAGCTGATTCAGCGACACTGTCGAGCAACAAACCGTCAATGTTGATCGCGGTGTCTTCTGTGATCCCTTCCCGAATTAGCCCTTCGATCTGTGGGCTGGAGTATTTCGCAATCTCACGCGAAAACACCGCCATGCCGCCGACCTTGTGAGGGATCAACGTAATGCTGGTCAGCCCCATCCTACGGACAGGAATGGGTGCGCCTTCCGCCACAAACGAACCACCAATACTTGGCGTGGCGGCCCGCGACGGAATTTTGATGCTCGCGGCGCCCGGCCCGAAATTCAGTTGCAGACCAAGCGCAGCGAGCCGCGGAAACACGCTCTCCGGAAGCAGGTTGCCCAGGAAATCGCCAGGCGCCTGATAGACGAGCTCGGCCGCCCATCCGGCTGCGGTTGTGGTCGCTCCCGCCACCGCAGCGCGCTGGATCCACTCAGGCCCACGGGTAATAAGCGCCGCGCCTTCGTCATCAGGATAACGCTCACGCAGAACGTCTTCGATCGAACGGCTTGAGATACGCGCAAGCGCGTGCACTGCGCCGGCACGCCACAAGAAATCGCGTTTCTTCGGCCGCTCTTCCGGCAGATCAAGCGGCCGCCGAGTGATGATTGCCGGCGCCCCGGTGACTTGCATTTGCTGTGAATGCTGCACGGTACGAAGTGCCAGCGAGTTCTCGGTGACCTTCAACGAAGCGAGACGCTGTTCGTGATTGGCGATGTCAGCGTTCAGTCCGTTCGCGGTTTCCAAATCGTGTTCCGGATCCCGCGTGAGCTCCAACAGTTGGTCGCGCGCTGCATTGAGCCGCGCTTGACGGTCCTCTATTTGCTGAGTAAGTGTAAGATCTGGCATAATTTTCGCCCTACTAAGGCGTTGCAATGCGGCATGCTTGCCGGTTACTTCTATGTCTTGCCGATTGTTAAAGGCATGCTCGCCGAAAACGGCAGACATAGTGTCTTTGCTAATGTTCAAGCTGCGCGCCACGTTCAGTGCCGCGGGATTGGCCGGAACACTCACAATCGAAGTTTCGAGTAGTTCTTGTTTCAGGAAGCGTGTACCACGATACGGATTTTCCGGATCGATCGGCTCGTCCAATAACGAACGAAAGCCAACACTGGTCGCACGCAAAATGTCCTGTTCGATAAGACTCAGGATTTCATCGACACGCTGGCTTGTACCGCGTTGCGCTGGTTCAAGTTCCGCCATCAAGCGCTTATTGTCGATCCGGACATTCTTCCAAATGCCGATCGGCGAGTTGGCGTTGTGATTGAACAGGGCAATCGGGTTGGTACGAAACCAATCCAATTGCCAGCCCGTCGGCTCGATGATGTCGCCGTAACGATCTACCGTCGCATCGGACAACACATAGGTCATCGAAGCCGGCAGCTTGCCGGCCACGGTTTTGTGGACAACAGACATGGGATACTTTCGATGGGAGGAGGCGGGCGGCCTCGAGACGGGGGAAGCCGCCCGCGGCCCAACCAGCGCCGGGGGATGTGAGACGCTCAGTCGGGTTTCAGGGAGGGATCGAAGTGAAGATCGCCAGCGACAACAGCGATATAGAGGTAATGGTCACGCGCGGCGTCGAGGGGCGGCCGCCGGATATCTGGTTGCGCTGGTTGTCCGACATGGGTACAGCCGGGCCAATGCTAGTCAGGATCACGATTGATGAAGCGCGCGAACTCGCCAACCTCCTGCTACTCAAGGTCAACAACGCGCATGAAAGCGATTAAACGGCTGGCCGATGCTTATCGCGAACTCGCCAATGTGGTTGAGCAGATCGGCCCGATTGAAGGCATCATATCACTGGAGAGGCTCCAGGAAATCTGGGACGAGCCAGACGGCGACGATGTCAAGCGACGAATAGCGATAAAGCTCCGAGATTTCGCCGATTTGATCCAACATGCTGAGGACGCCCAGAACGATGTCTGAATCAAACGAATGGCGGCCCGGAAAAGGGCTATCGATCGACGCACTATACGCCTGGGTAGTAACCGAGCCTGATGGCGGTGAAGGGTTGGCCGCTATCAACCTTCCGCAGCTAGGCTGGACACCATTGATCGGCGCCGATGTGGATCGCATGAAGTCGCTGCGGCCTTACGCCGAAGGTCTGCACCGCACCAGTGGTCAGCCAATGCGGTTGGTGCGGTACAGCCAGCGCGAAGACCTCGAGATTTTGCCGTGACGGAAAAAATCGATCTGACACTAACCAAAACCGCAGCGGAGCTTTTCCGCAACATGGCCCGCGCACTCGAGGACAAGTGCAACCCGATCAGCGAACCCAAGATCAACGAGTGGAACCAAGCCCTCCTTCGGTCGAAGCTCATGGCGGATTCGCCGATGCCATATCCGGTTGCCGATACCGATAATCTTGACGAGCTCAGAGTACGAGTAGCAGCAAACCTGCGTTGGGCCGCCGACCTGTTCGACAAATGGGGAAGTGGATGAGTAGTCTGTCTTCTTTGCGTCTAGACCCGCGACAGCCGAGCGTCTCGCTCACCGCAGACAACCCAAACGAGACGTGAATTATGTCTCGCGAATGATCCTCGTATGGGTGTACCCTAACGGGACGAAGTATCAACGTACTCCGATGCTCGGTGCGGCGTCGATCGAGCACGCCTCCTGCCCCTGGTCCGCGCGCTTCCCAGGACACTCCGCATCTCGGTGATAGGTGGCAGGGATCCACATGTGGACAGAGGATCCCCGCCTTTCCTCTCAGCTGCTACGGTCCACTCGCAGGCTTGAGGAAACTTCGGCTTCGGCGCCGGGCGCCAGATAGCCGCTGACCGGCCCGCAGCAATGGTGACAGACGATCTCGATCGCGTCGAATAGGGATATCATCTTCTGACCGGACGGGTAGATCCCGACCTCTGCCCCGCATTTTTCGCACAAGCCGGTGATCTGATCTGGATGAACGACAACCATCTCATCGAGGCGCATGCAGATCAGCCGCGGCGTTCGCCGCCGGCCCCACAGATATTCCCCAAGTCGCGTGAACAAACCGATCATGACTGCGCCAGGATTCCGAGAATTGCGCCCGCGATAAACATGACCGCGGTGAAAATCAGCAGCGCAATAACACAACGATCGCTCAAGCCACCATCGCGCGGATGTCGAGCGGGATGCCGCCATCCTCATACAAACACATGCCAGTTGCCATCGTGATCGCAACGAGCCCATCGATCCGGCCGCGCATCACCTTCTTCTTAAAATAGCGGTTGCCCTGCTCGTCCGCTTTGACCGCGGCGTTGCCGCTGCACCACTGCGTGATCTGGCTGCGATCGATCCAGATCTTTCGATTCAAGATCAGATCTTCGAACTGCCCTAAGCTGCGCGGCATCCACAACGCTTTCTTGCTGTGCATCCCGGCTCGGCCTTGGCTGTGAATGATCATCTTCAGCCCGTCGCCGTACGGCGTTTCGGGCGTCCAGATCCACGTCGGAAATCCGATGCGCTCGCAGCTGTTGCGGAACTCGCCGATATGCGCCGGATCGAACGCCATGCCCTGCACGTCGTGCAACGCGCAGAACCGCTCGACCTCAGCTGCAACGAAATCGTAGTTCATCGCCGCGCTGGGCGTCGTCAGGAGCAGGGGAGGATCTTCCGCGGCCCACTGCACATACGGCGCGGAATCTTCGACTGCGTCTTGCGCCAAGCCCTCTGCCGGCTTCCAGTAGGTCGCCTTGGTAAACAGCATCCCGTCGTCGTCGCGCCACACCGCGCCGAGCGCGGTCAGATCGTTCTTGCGGGCCAGATCCATGCCCAACCAACACGGCAAGCCGCGCATAAGCTCTTCGTCTATCACTGCCTGCACAGCTTCCCAAGCGTCGATGTCGATCCAGTATTCCGAACTACCAACTGGGATGCCGAAATAGAGACGTTTCGTATTCAGTAACGTCCCAACGCTGTGTTTACTTGAGTTGACCTCGATCTTCACATTCTCGCGAGGGAACGTGATATCAAGTAAGGGTAGCGCCTTCGGCCAACATTTTTCATCGTTCAACGGATCGTCGGTCGGGTCGACGCGCGCGATGTACGCGAACGCCGAGTCGTCATCGACTTCACCGCGAAGTATGCGTTGATAGCTTTCGCTATATTCCGTCCCAACCAGCTGGTCAGCCGCTGGCGTGTTGGTTGACATGAAGAGAAGGAAATCTCCCGGCATTTTCGCGCCGGCCGATCTCCAAGTCCTGAGCGGTCCATCGGTTTTCCAGTCGTGGATCTCGTCGGCCGCCACTAAAGATGGGCGCGGCCCGCTCACCTTTTCATCGCCCGCCAGTGCCCTGAAAATACACGTTCCGCCGCCGGGCCCACTGTGCTCCAGCTGCCAGGTCATGCCGCCGGTTCCGCGCGCCACCAGCATGCCGGTACTGACCAGACTGGCATCGTCGTCCCGGTCGGCAATCGGTGCCTGTGCCATTGCGACGGCGTCACCAAAGAGGACGTTCGCCTGTTGCCGGTCTTTCGCTATCGCGTAGCATTCGGCGCGTGGGATGCCCCTGAAAGCCATCGTGTAGAGCCCGATCGCCGCGGCCAACGGGCTCTTCATCGAACCCTTGCCAGCCTCGATCCAAGCTGTGCGATACCGCAGCCGGCCGTCGTCCCTGACCCAGCCGTACAAGCTGCCGATCACAAAAGTCGAAAAGTGAGGCAGATTGAACGGTTCGCCTTCATGCGCGCCCGCGGTCACACGCAAAACCGTCGGAAAGAACTCCAGCGCCTTGTTTGCTAGCAGATGTTTCCAATGGATCCCACGTCGCGGCCCATGCTTGATATCGTCTAGGTGCCGCTGGCAGGCGCGCCGGGCAAGATCGCCGGCAACGATCTTCTTGTTGACGACATCCCAGGCATAGGCGCTGGTCGGGTCGGTCTTGTACGGGTTGCGCGACGGCTCCGGTGCGCCGTATTTTGGGCGGGCCGGCAACGGCGGCTTTGGTAGTTGTTTCTTTCTTGGCAAGAGATCCCTCGATGATCAATCGATTGCCGACCGAATATTTATCGGCGACGCGGCGCCGCAAGCTGGTCTTGGAATGGATCAACATGCGCGATGGCGGGCACCGCTGGCACTGGTATCGATAATGAGACGCGATCTCGGCGAATACTACTGGCGCACACTACCTGAAGTAGCGCGCAACATTCCACTAACGTTCGTAAATTGTCTTCCGATCGCTATCATTGGCGTGCCAGGAGGCGGAAACGATTTATCTTTCGTGTTGGATACCGGCGAAGAACGCTTTGTCGGCACTGTTCATACGGCGCAGACAGTCAATGAAATTAAAGCACTCATTGCATCATCGTCAACTAGAACACTAAATGTTAACGGCCGACTGGCTCAGAAGCTCGATACCGGCAGCAGCGGCGAGCGATTTCGTTTATTTATCGGAACGGTCGCCGCCAACGGCTTCTAAATTTTGACCACGGCAATACGGACAAAACTTCGGCTTCTCGTCTTTCGGATATTCAAATGGACCGCTGCATGTGTCGCAGACCCACTGACTGTATTCACGAATGGTTTTCTTGACGCGACCAGTGTTGCGGTCGAGCACCCAAGTATCTCCAGTTACCGGATGCCGCGTACGGAACTCGTCGGCGCGATACCCACCAATGCAGAATTGGTTAATCGCCCAAAGATCCGGCAGAGGAACACCACAATGCTCGCATCTGCGCGGGTTTTCGATCGAATAGGGCCCTAACGTCGGCTTGTGTGCTTGGTACAATGAAATATCATCCGGAATATCTTAGAATCCCTTGGCGAGTGAGGTTGTGGCGCGCGTTCCGCGGCTATCGGATCGTTGGGCATAGTCTTTTTGCTGCGGCGCGGCACGCGTGGCGTGAACAGCGGCGCGTCCAAAAACACAAGCACACATCTCCCTCTTAAACCGGCGGTTCGCCTTCATCATCCGGCCGGACCCGCCAGCCCTCGCCGATGATCTCGTTCGACAGCTGCTTGTAGGACAACCGGCAGTAGGTCGCGCCGCGGGCCTTCAGCGCCTCAACGAGATCGCGTTGAGCCTCGCTGGAGTCCTGCCAGTCCACCAGCCAGCGGCGTTCGATGATGTCGGCTGTGCTCAGCCTGATCTCCCTCGTTACAGCCCTCGCCAGCATGATCACAGCAATAGGTGATGCCGCTGCCGTGACACTCGAGACACACCAGCGGGATCTGCCGGGCGCCGCGGGTCTGCATGACCGGGCGCCGCACCACGCCAGTGCCATGGCAGGTAGGGCAGATCATTCGGCTTTGTTCTCGGTCAGCCCCTTCACCGCCCACATGCAGGACTCTTCCAGGCTGGTCATCGCCAACGAGCGATAGCGCCCTTCCGGCAACTGATCGACCATGTGTTCGATCATCGCGTAGTGCGCCTTCAGGTCGTCGTGAAACCGCCTCTCGTCATTGCTGAGCGCCCGGTAGCGCGGCCGGAACCGAGATAGCGGCTCGGCCGGATCATCGCTCTGGCGCGCATCAGTCGGGCCCTCGTACACGTTTGCCATCACTGCATCTCCGGATCCGGCCATTTGTCGGTGACCAGGCTGCATCTGTCGCAGAAAAGATATGCGCCGATCCCCTCGCCGCCGGCAAAGCCGTAGCCGATCCGGAGAGTGCCACCGCAATCGTCGTGGGTGCCCTGACTCGCACCGAGAATGCACTCATCCATCTCGGCACAGTCGACCGGATACGGGCACCCAGTGCAGGCTCTCACGCAGCCGCCGCTCCGTTGTTCGGCCGGCGGCGCCGATGCAGCAAGCCGAGCGCGAGCAGCCCGGTGCCGAGCAGGAACAACGAGGCCGGCTCCGGTACATCGGTCACCGCCAGCATCACCTGGCCGCGGTTGACCAAGGTGCCGTTCGCGGCCAACGTCCCATCAGTGAACAGCGTCATCGAATAGCTGTCCGGATCGGCGAAGGCGCTGGTTGTCTGGTCTGAAAACGCATCGGCCGGCAGGGTTGCGTTGTCCGAAAAGGAAAACAGCTGGGTGCCCGGTGTGTCGTTCGGGCTATCGGCGCCCTGACCGTTCGCTGTGTCGGCATAAAACGACATCGTGATCGCCGAGCCGATCGCCGATTGGAACGTGCCCGAGCCCGACGAAAAGATTTGGCTAACCGGACCGACAAAGTTGATGCCGCCGACCGCGACGGTGATCGGCACCGCGATGCCGTTGGTGTTGACGATCTGGAGGCTCGAGGTGTTCAGCGAGTTGGTCGCGCCGGTCACCTGGGTCTGAAGCGAACCGCTGATGGTCACGCCCGCGATCGTCCGATCGCCGATGCTGAGCGTGCCGGTCGCCGGATTGCTGTCGCAACCGATGTCATTGTCAACGCAGTTGAAGATCGTGCCGTTGATATCGGACGACAATTGCAACGTGGCAAAAGCCGGCGTAGCACTGATGAAAAGCGCGATGACCGATGCGCCGAGCCACTTCATAACTTACTCTCCCCTATTTCGTTCTGTGAAAGCATTTGCTCTGACTCGATTGGCGAGCTCACTCAATGCGCCATCAGCCTTCTCGGCCCAATACCGCAGGCGATCGCGAAGCCGCACCAAGTCTTGCCAGTTGTCGCTGGAATTGACCGCATCCTCGAGAAGATCATCGAGCGTGTTGTCACCGACCAGCCACACTGGTTTCTGATCATCGCCGAGCACCTGTATTTCCCAGGTTGCCGGCCGCCAGATGATAATAAACTCCGTCTCTTCGTTCTCTAGCGAGGTAGCCATGCCCACCTCCCCCTACGCTTCGCGGCGAGCCGGTCCAGATAAACCAAGCGCCGAAGCCCTAGTCGATGCCGAACAGCTGCTCCCGTACACCTGGCGCAATCAGCCCGATTACGAAGCGGTCCTCGTTGACGTTGCCCGCGCGCTCGATCGCTGGCGAGATTACTGGCGGCAGAAGGCGCGCAATGAAGCCAAGGCCGAGATCGAAGACTGGCGCGGCCGCCTCGCCTCTCAGTGTGGCGAGACGCTGGCGGCAACACAGAAAGAGCGCAACCGGATCGCCGCCTATCTCGACTTCCACGAATACGACATCACGTCGGGCATCATGGATCCGCTGAGGGCCCTACGCCGCGAGCTCGGTGTTAAGGAAGCCGGCGAATAACCGGCGACAGGTAAGCATCGCTGGCGCGGCGCACATCGGTCTTCTTTTTGGCCTTCTCGGTGCCCTTGCGGCGCCGCGGCGGGATCCCGAGCTCGTTCTCGCAATCGCTGGCGTCGGAGGCGGCCTGGCGCATCTCGCTCTGCCAGAGGTTCTGAATCGGGAAGCCGCGTGGGCTGGTGATCACCATCGAGGTTTCGAACGCCAACCGGGTTGCCATGTCGAACCGCACATAGGCGATGATCAGGCGCTTGATCTGGTGTGCGTTCTCGCTACCCAAGGTGCCGGCCTCGCGCAATACCGCGCACAGCCGTAACCACTCATGGTGGGCGTAGTCGCGCCAAAACTTGTTGCTGCCAAATTCAGGACTGCATTGGTCGGCGATCAGGAAGTCCCAATCCGGCTCTTCGATGTCGAGCGATCCGCCGTCGATTGAGGTTAGTGATTTCGAGGTCATTTTAGGTTAGACCTAGGTTAGCTGCGGTTGTTGGTCGGTTGAAAACGGTTCATTTCCGGGTTATGAGCCATCGCGAGCCATCGCGCTTGATACTATTTGGTTTTCCAGTGGTCTGGCCGGGTTGCCGGCCGCGGATCGCGGTTTTGCCCTGGTCACGCGTGATCACGTCTTGTTCCATCGGCTTTACTGTATAGCCAAAGTATTCGCGGACCTTCCCCAAGACTACATCTCGTAAGCGCTTGTTTTTCATCTGAAAGTTGTCGCCACTGCGAATGTCTAGGGGAGCGCCGGGTGGGCCTACCTTGCCGACCTACTACTAATAGTGCCCCCCCGCGGTTCGAAACCGCTACTAATAGTAGGTCGTCGGCCGATCGGGCCGAAAGCCGCGGTTTGTCTAGGGTTTCAAGTAATCGATCGGGCCGACGAGCTCGAGCGCTTCGAACCGTTC